CTGAGTTCACGCCACCGTCCGGGTAGTGAAAGACGGTTGCTAAGAGTGACCCTGCCACCGTTGCTGGCGCACTAATAGCAAAGGTTATCTTGATGTCTGCGCGGTACCCTGCCACGTGCTGGAGACGGTTTTGCAAAATCGGCATCGTTGACATCATACTATACGGCTGCAAGGTGACGACAGTCTGACCGCCAATCAGATTTTCTGTCCATGATAACGAGGGGAATTGCTGCCTTCGCATCAGCATATTTTCTGCTGTGCTCCTGGGGTCAAGCGGAAGGTCATCTAGCAGTTGCCGTTTGATCTCACTCCTAGATTCATCAGTGATACCTTGATCTATTACGTTAATAATTTGCTCGTCTTGTCCGTCCGGCGCCATCGCCTCCGACTCGGTTTTGAAACCATTGGTCTCGCAGTCAAATACTAACCTGGCTTCTTTCTTCTTGACCAATAAGTCCTTGATCTCATGCTTATCGGCGCAAGCCAAATATTCTTCACGAGTGATATTTTTCAGTTCAGACATCATTGAGTCATCAATTGCATCGTATTCTCGTATCAAGTCCATCCCAAGTTCTGAGTTCTGTACTAACCTAGGTTGGTTTTGGAAACCTCCAATTTTTGCCAACTCCTTAACAGTGCGGGCATCATAGTCGTCATGTAGTTCAGCGCAGTATGGCATGTCTATCTCTGTGAAGTAGTTCAACAATCTGTCTCTCATGCAATCGTAGGCTTGCCTTCCTCCATAATAAGTTTCCATCAAGACTGATCGAGTCAAATCAGCATTGTACTCATCATAAGTAATGGATTTAGAAGGAAGAAATAGGTGAAAGGATTTCAGATAGGACTCTGGGCCGACCACATTGACATTCATACCAGTTTCCTCATGGTAATGAGTAACTGAACTCAGGAAAGAAGATTTTGCTGCATGCATAAAACCTGGGGGGCCGTTTTTCGCAGAGTTGGTGATAGTCAAACCCATCATAGCACAGGTTTTTTGCAAATGTTCGGGTGTCCATCCATGTTGTCGAATTTCTTTGGAACAGGCTCCTTTGAGATCGTCTCCCAACGTACCAATGCGGAAGTGATCGGTGAATTCTCCTTTAAAACCAGTTTCTCCGCAATACATGATGAAACTACATCGCATAAGAATAGATGTGTGTTCTCCGTTGCCAAGTGCTGTCCACAAGATTCCAGAAAGGAATAGATTCATGAGAGTCACGATGTATCCTCCGACATTGACCATGGGAGCTATCGTCAAAGCTGCCACTTTGGTGAGGTGATCTATGTCAGTAGGGTCCCATCCACAAGTGCGTGCTATTTCGCGGAACACTCGAGTACTGCTCATTTTCAGCCAAGTGTTCTGGTGCATGTCAAACTCTTTAAAATCTCCATCAAACACATTGTCGATAAAGTTTGGGTCGAAGAAAGAGCTGATGAAAGGGTACCAGTCAGGGCCCAGGCGATTGAGTCCGATGGCAGTTTCAGCTTCAACGGGATTGGAGCTCCAAATTTGCATTATAGCTGCCAGATTCTCACTAGCTAGCAAGTACTCGCAGATGCCCACATTATTGAACATCCTAGCCAATAGCATGTTTTGCAACTTCACCGCTTCGTCTTTCAAACAACCAGTAGTCACAGTTCCGGAAGTTGATCCAGACCACACTCGTGTACGTACCTCTTCCATTGTTGCACGCAATTCCGGTTTCAACGACAATACTCCTTCCGAATCCTCATCGAAATATTCACCCTTGCTCATGTTGCCCGGCCATCCCCCAGAAGTGCTGGTTTTAGCACGACATAAT